AAGGAAACATCTACAGAAACAACGAGGCGATTGTAGAACACAATAATAACTTCCCAAACGATAGAAAACCTTACGGTGACCAGTTCGTGTCTACGGAAGAAGTTATTGCAGTTGCAAGACAACTCAATGAGTTTGTAAACGAGAAATAACCATAAATAGTATTATGGCAGACCCAGTAATAAACAAATCACTTTTAGGTAAGAATAATTTTAGATTACTTATTGACAAGATTCCAAATGTGGAATTCTTTGTTAAGACAGTAAATATCCCAGGCTTAACTTTCACCGAAACAGTTGCACCTGCTGGCATAGGTTTAGATGCATTCTTCCCAGGCGATAAAGTTTCTTTTGATACCCTCTCGGTAGGATTTCTTGTTGACGAGGATTTAGGAAACTTCAAAGAGATTTTTGATTGGATGGACAAGATAGTTCCAGTTTCAGACCCAAGTGCATATAAAAATTATGTAGGTTCTCAAACTACGGCAACTGGTGAACAATCAACTATCGATAATGCACTCGCACAATATTGTGATATTACACTGGTCACTAATACTAATAAGAACATACCTAATAAGTTCTTTAGGTTTCATGATGCATTCCCAATCTCACTAAGTGGGATAGAATTGGAATCAGGTGCAGACGGTGAGACAGTTCTTGCAACAGTTGAATTCAGGTTTACATACTACGAAATAAAATCCACTTCCTAGATTACCATAAATATGGTATAATAGTATATTATGACACTCGATGAATTGAAAGCAGAGTGGAAACAGGACTGTGAAATAGACGATATCGAACTAGATAAATCGTCATTAGAACTACCCAAACTCCACGCAAAATACTCAGAATATCTAACAGACGCAGTCGTTAGACATAAAAATCTTCAGCTTAAATATTCTATGTTATTGAAAGATAAATGGTTGTGGTTCAATGGTAAAATGGACGAAGAAACAATCAAAGAAAAAGGTTGGAGTGACGACCCATTTGACGGTCTTAAGATTATGAAAAATGATATGCAAATATTTTTCAATGCAGATAAAGACTTACAAAAGTTAAATGCACAAACAGAATATCAACAAATCCAAATCGACTTCTTAAAAAGGTGTATGGAAAATATTACATGGAGACACCAAACAATTAAGAACACAATCGAATGGAGAAAGTTCATGGCGGGTTCATGATAGAAACACTTGCACAAGTATTAATGGTGGTTTCAGTTATGTTAGGAATAGCTATCATATGGTATGAGGAAATTATAAAATGATTTATCATTCTTATTGTTGTATATTACCACAATATCTTTCTAAACAAGAGGTAGATTATATACACGGATATGCAAGAAGTCTTCCTATTTACGAAGGAAGATTAGGTGCTGGTGTGTCAGATTCAGATAGTCACCAATCTAGATTTACAGAAAAAACTGGTCACGGTGATAGTATGATAAGACAATCTACTAACAAGTGGATAGACCACAATGACCCAAAGTTTAAAGTAGAACTCAAACAAAAAATATTTGACGGTATGGTTCAAGCAAATGTTGAAAGTGGTTGGAACTATGATATCACAGATATGGAGAATTGGCAGTATACTGTTTACGAAGCTCAAGAAGATAAACCAACTGGTGACTTTTATACATGGCATACAGACGCAGGTGCAGACCCATATCCAGCTGGAGATATAAGAAAGATATCTTGTTCAGTTCAACTGTCAGACCCCGATGATTATGAGGGTGGTCATTTTCAATGGATTGAATCTGCAAAAGTTTTTGACCGTATAAAATTGAGAAGTGGTGATATCAAACTAGACGAGTTGATTCACACTGCACCCATGAGTGGAAGAGAATTAGGTTCTCTAATTGTTTTTCCTTCTTGGTTGCACCACCAAGTCACACCAGTCACCCACGGAGTAAGAAAATCTCTAGTAGTATGGAACAAGGGATGGCCTCTGAGATAATTCTAAAGAAGGTCGATGAGGTCTTCATGAAAGTAGAATGTGATGACGGTCTTGCTAGAGACTTGTTTGACTTCTTTTCTTTTACAGTTCCAAATGCAAAGTTCATGCCCTCAGTTAAAAATAGATACTGGGACGGTAAGGTCAGACTCTTTTCAATTAAAACACATAAGATATACATTGGATTACTTCCATATGTGGACGAGTTCTGCAGAGAAAGAGGATATGATATTGTAGGTATAAATGATATCATTGGTGATAAAGAAAGACAACCCGATGAAAACTTTATACAAGAACTAGGATTACCTTTTGAACCTAGAGACTACCAGTTAGACGCATTCAGAACTGCAGTACAATATGGTAGACAACTATTACTCTCACCTACTGCAAGTGGTAAGTCATTAATCATTTATTTACTTGCAAGATATTACAACAAGAAAACTGTTATTATAGTTCCTACAACTTCCCTTGTAGAACAAATGGCAAAGGATTTTAAAGACTATGGATACGATAAGGAAATTTGTAAGATTTATAGTGGTCAGCCTGTATTTGATTCAGACATCACGATTACAACATGGCAGTCATTTAGTAAGGCTCCTAAAAATGTCATGGAAAAATTCGAGGTTGTCTTCGGAGACGAAGCACACCTCTTCAAAGCAAATGTCCTCAAAGGAATCCTCGAAAAAATGAAAAACACTGCAATTCGTTTTGGTACTACAGGAACCCTTGACGGTTCAGAGTGTCATAGATTGCAACTAGAAGGATTGTTTGGCCCAGTCAAAAAAGTAGTATCAACAAAAGAATTGATAGACGAAGGTACTATTGCAAATTTATCTATCGATTGTGTCATACTATGTCATACTAAACAGAAGAAAATGACATACCAAGAAGAGATGGATTATCTTGTTTCTAATGATGCAAGAAATATTTTTATAGTAAATCTTGTTAGAAGTCTAAAAGGAAACACACTGGTGTTGTTCCAGTATGTAGAGAAACATGGAGTCATACTTCACAGTATGATGTCACATACAGACATGGGTGGAAATTTACATTATGTCTATGGTGGTACAGACACGGAAGATAGAGAATCCGTTAGAGAGATTGTAGAGAAGAACAAGGAAGATACTATCCTTGCATCATATGGAACCTTTTCTACAGGTGTAAATATAAAAAGGATTGATAATATTGTATTTGCAAGTCCGTCTAAATCAAGAATACGAAATCTACAATCGATTGGTAGAGGTCTTCGTAAGACAGACGGTAAAGATAAATTGAGACTGTTCGATATTGCTGATGATTTACAATGTGAGAATTATACATTGAATCACCTCAAAGACCGTATAAATATATACAATGAAGAAAGATTTAACTACGAGATAAAACAGTTCAATTTAAATGACAAGACCTAAAGACATAGTCCCAACACAATACGAAGTTTTGAAATTACTGAACGGCACAGAAGTTGTCGGTATGACTAGAGATACAGGAAACGGTATAGAGATTACATTACCTATGATATGTAAACTCGAAGTTGTTGCACCAGCTGGTAATACTACCCTTGCAACATTTTATCCTTATGCACCTCTATCTGCAGATGCAACTGTTTTACTTCCATTAGATATTATTGCACATAGAAATAATATGAATGAACAATTCGTACCGTACTATGACGAAGCCTCCTCTAGGTGGTTCGACATGGTTGAAAATAAATCAATACCATTAACAGGTGACAAAAAACAAGTTAGGAAAGCATACCTAGATAGAGTTGTTAGAGACCTTATGGAAGCAACTGGTGGCCCAATAACTGAACAAGAACAAAGAATGTTGGAAAGATTCGAGGAAGAAGAGTGGTCAATGGAAGACGAAGTTCTTGCAGACTTTGAATCTGCACTTGCACCAACAGACAAGAAAAAAATTCATTAGAAAAATATTTCTTAGACTTTCAATTCATATATATACTATCGATAATTTATGGTGATAGTACATCATAAGTATTCTTTATAACTTTAAAAACGGAAATAACCATGACACAAGCAATACTTGGAATTGCAAAGGGCATGGTGGTGAGACTCGAAAACATTATTGAGACAAAGATTATATCAATGTTAATAGAAGCAGTAGAATTTCTAACACTGATGCTCCTTCCAATTTTTATACCATTAGGCATAATGCTCCTATCGGGGTGGACTTTATAATGTCCCGTGAAAGGATTGAAACGATAAGAGATGGTCTAGAAGTCACAGCACTTGTAGCCATCTTTTGTCTATCTTTATTTGGAGTGAACTCTCATGTCCTATAGAAAATACGACCCAGTTTGGAAAAGGTGGGAGACAGTTCCTTCTGCAGTAGACGATGCAGCCGATGTTATGTCAGGATACGAAACTCAATTATCATTAAATCTAAACAAACCACGAGACGCAACACCCGAAGAAGCACAAGAATGGCAAGAGAAAGAATTAGCTTGGTGGGGAGACCGTCAACTTATGTTTGTCACGATTGCAGTTATCGTTCAAATGTCTGCATTAGCTTTCATGGGTGCAGTCATGTTATTCAATCAACAGGTATTCGGGTGAAATATCTAATCTACGCCGCAATACTAATACCTTGGGAGTTAGGAATCGTTCTCCTATTCAGTCTCGTATGAAGCAATATATAGTATATGCAATGTTAGGAATGTCGTTCTCATATATGGTGACTGGAGATATAGACCGAATGGGACGGGGTGCAGAAATGAAATATGCACTCATAAGAAATCAATCCCTTCTAATATAGTACCCTCAGCGGGAACATATTCATCTTATCATGGATTTCTCATTTGACAAGGCACTTTTCTAAAAAAACTTTATTTAATAAATATTAAAAAGCCCCTTACAATCTGTGGATTTTAGAGTATAATAGATACATGACTACGAAAAAAGACCCTAAAAAAGCAGAACACTATGTTAACAACAAAGAGTTCACTTTGGCAGTCTCCGAGTTTAACGAAAAAGTAAAACTTGCAGAATCAAAAGGCAAAGAGCCACCTAGAATGACTGAATATATCGGTGAGTGTATCTATAAGATTGCAACCCGTTTATCCACTCGTCCTAATTTTATAAATTATACATACCGTGACGAAATGATATGTGATGCAATTGAAAATTGTATTCAGTATATCGGTAATTTCAATACGGAAAAGTCAAACAATGCGTTCGCATATGTCACTCAAATTTGTTATTATGCATTCCTTCGAAGGATACAAAAGGAGAAGAAACAGGTTTTCATTAAACAGAAATCTATCGAAGAATCTAATATAACTATGGACGCTTATACAACCATAGACGGGGAACATGACCCAACTCTTACAAACACTAATGTAGAGTGGATGCAAGAGCATATGAATCGGGTTGAATACGAACCAAGAAAATCAAAAAGACAAAAGAAAGTAAAAGAGAATACTAATTTAGAAAAATTTACTGAATGAAGATAGCAATACTTAACGACACTCATGCTGGTGTCCGTGGTGATATGGTTGCAATGGCCGATTACCAAGGACGATTTTATAATGAAGTTTTTTTCCCATATCTAAAGGAGAATGATATCACTCACATATTACATTTGGGTGATTACTTTGATAGAAGGAAGTATGTAAACTTTTCCACATTAAAATCTAATCGTGAACATTTTATAAAACCTATGTTGGAACATGGTATATCCATGGATTTGATTATAGGTAATCACGATACTTATTTTAAAAATACAAATGAAGTAAACTCTCCCGACCTTTTATTATTCGAGTCAGATAATATCAATGTTATCCAAGAACCCGAGGTAAGAGAATATGACGGATTGAA